TGAGTGCTGGGGTGTAGTCGAGAACACCAGCCATGGTCAGTGCTGAAGCAACGTCAGCAGAGCACAGGATGATGTTGCCCTTTCCTCTACGAGTGCGCTGTGCAATTGCGTTAGCATCACGCTCGATTTGGAACAGAAGACCCTTGAACTTCTCAACAGACCAACGACCGTTTGAATCGGTATCAAGGTCAAAGATGCCTTGAGTTGCTACGTTCTGCTGAGCACCAGCTTCAGCAGTCTTGTAGATGGTTCTGATGACTTCGCGGTTGATTTCAGCAAGAATCTCAGTTGACAGAATATTTGCCAACTCAGCTTCTGCATTCAGACCGTGAATTGCCTTGAGGTCCTGAGCAAGCTCAAGTGAGTACTCAGCCTTCAGTGCGCGTGAACGTGCAGTAACGGTGACTTTCTCGATTGAGAATGCCATCTCGTTGAAATCGAGAGCACCACCATCTCCAAGAGACTCAGCATCTTGAGTACGCATACCAGCACCAGTCTCATAAAGACCGGCAGGAGTAGCGTTGAGAACTGATGGGTTTGAACCTTGTGCAAGTGTGCTACCGATACCAGTTGCAGTGAATCCAGTGGTTGCACCAGAGAAATCGGTATCTGCCTCATCGAATAGTGCTTCTGCACCACTCTGTGAGGTGTAGCGTGAACGCATTGCGAAGATGAGTCCAGTAGGACCGCTCATTGGTTGAACGCCTGCGAGGTCATAAGCGACCAGGTTAGGCATTGAACGTCTGATTAGTGAAATCAGAACAGGGTCAAAACCAGCAGCGGTTTGACCAGTGTGTGCTCCAGTGTATCCATTAGAACCAACTGCGTTTGCAGGTGCTTCTGTTAGGAATGAACCTGAAGTTTCGAAAGCAGATTGCTCGCGAAGGAATTTTTCTTGGTTTTCTAGCAGGACTGCGGTTACCGCCTTACGATGGGAATCTTTGATTGGATCAAGACCCTCATAGTTGAGGAGAGGTGCCCACTTTTCCTGCAGATGCTCGGAATGGAACATTTGCGTTTACCTTTGTTTGTGGATGTTTTGTTTGAATTATATTAAATTCAATTATTTGCTAAATGATGAAAGAGTCTTTAGGTAGTTAGCCATTGAACCTGAAACATACTCAGGTGAACTATCTACTCCTTCAGACAGAGTTTCGGTTTTAGCAGAAGAAGATACTGTTCTTGATGGGAAATATGATTCCCTCAGTGTCTCCAGTTTTTCACGATATTCTTCTTCACTTTCAAACTCAACACTTTCGGCAAGTGAAGCGAGTTTCTCTTTCTGAGTAGCAGCAAGGCCCTCAGAAATCTCATCGAAGATTCCGTCAGCAACCGACTCTGCGAGACGCTTGTTTAGGGAAACATTTTTCTCGATTTGCTCGTTGAGTTTTGTCTCCATTTCATCAAGTTTTTCTACCATGCTCTCAAGCACATCATATTTATCTTCAGGGATTGATACATAATGTTCTTCAAAAAGTCCTTTCAGACCAGTCATGAAGGATTCGGTTAACTCTTCCTTCAGACCACCTTCAATAGCAAGTGCGTTCTCTTGGAACCACTCATCTGCAACATACTCAAGGTAAGAATCGACACGCTCTGAAAGAGTTTCTGCGATTTCTTGAACCTCTTCGGTTAGACGCTCTTCGTATTGAGCCTCTAGAGATTCCTTGACTTGATTTACTCTTGAGATGATTGCTGCTTCAAAAATTGTTTTTGCCTTTTCTTTGAACTCTTCAGAGAGTTCTTCTCCTTCAATAAGAGCATTGACATCTTCTTCAATATCATACTGCTCTTCTACTACTTCATCACCTTCTTCTTCGGTCACTTCTTCTTCGGTGACTTCTTCAACTTCTTCTTCGGAAATTACGGATTCAATCTCTTCTTCTGAGATTAGATCTTCATCTTCAAGTTCTTCTTCCTCTTTCATGCCATGCATTCCTTCAGCAGGATTTGCACCTCTATTCACAACATCCTTAACTTGCTTAAGTGTTGCTCCAGGTGTTTTCAGTTTTGCCGAATCATCATCAGACTTATAATTTTCTGGTCTAGGTCCACCCAAATCTTCCCAAGAACCGGTTTGACCATCTGGAATATTGCCAGATAGTTTAGGCATTGGTTCCGCTGCTTTAGCACCAGCATTGACTGCAGTTTTGGATTGCTTTGTGCCTACTTCCATTTCTTGTAATTGTTTACCACGAGACATTTGAACTCTCCGATTTTCCTGTATGAAATCTATATTTATTTATAAATTAATAAATTACAACGAATTAATGAAATCGTTGAATAAGTTTAGTTTATGCTCTTCCAATCTTTTTTGGTCAACAAGAGTGTTAATTCTTCTCTGAGTTTGCTCTGCAAGTTTCTCACGAAGAATACCACCATCCCAAATCCACTCCTTACCTTCCATAATTCCCTGAACAAAAGCATCAGGAGCGGAAGGATCGGCAACGATATCAGCAGCAGTTGCTAACATAAAATCCTCACCAACTTCCTTATGACCTTCTCTTGTTTCTCTTAGAGAACCAATACCACGAGAAGAAACGCCAAGAGTTACTCCATCTTTTAGAAGCGACTCTGCAATCTTACCCATTGGAGTGGATAAGATTTGTGCCTTACCGATCCAATTATTTCCTTCACAAGTAAGAGAAACAATTTTATGAGAAACCCTATCAAGATTTACTGTTGGTCCATCAGGATGTCCAAGTTCTCCTAATGCACGACCTCTTTCCACATACTGTTCGTTATAACGCTTTACCTCTCTTTCCATAATGGAAAATGAATACTTTCTACCGTTGCGATTGACGCACTCTGATTGTAGAAAAATACCTTTAATGAAAAGATTTTTTTTACCGTTTACGCTTTCGGTAAGAACTTCTACCTTTTCGATTTCTTCTCTGATTAGTTTCATTGTTCTTAGTTGGTAAGTCCTACTTTTGATGCTTTAATTTCGGTTGATGTCCAGATAACATCAGACGAAAGTTTTTCTAAAAATTCTACACTGTTTGCTGGCATACTAAAATATGCTGTTGTTGCAGCACCAACTAGAGTAGAAACTCCAACAGTTGCAATTCCACTAGTATTATTATGAAGTCTCACGCAAGTTGCATTGCTAATGCTAGTTGCTGTTCCTGCAGAAGTTGCAGTTGCTATTTCAGACTCAATTATTTTCGTTCTTTGCATCTCTAGTGTATAATACTTAATAGTTATTTATTTATCAGTCTTCTTCGACATCTACCTCATCAGAATCTTCTTCACCAAAAAGACTTGATGCTACAGATGGTCTGAAAGAATCAATTTTTTCAGCAGATTTTGTAAATAACATGTCTTTAATCTTATCACTTATTTGTGATGGAGATTCATCTGAAAGAATCATATCCATTAAATCATCCATTTTTAATAACCTTCAAAAATCACTAGTATTTATATTTCTCCACCCTTAGGAATTTGTGGAGCTTGAACTGATTTTGACTGAGATTCTAAATCTGGATCCATAACTGGTTTTCCAAGATCCATTTCGGATGCTCCTGCTTCTAAAGGCATACCTGTTTCTGGATCAACAGGAGCATTGGGATCCGGAATAATACCATCTTTAATTTCCTTTTTAATTAGTGCGTCCTGCTCAATAATTTCAACATCAGTTTGTCTCAGTATCTTTCTTCTAACATAATCTTGTGAAAAATACTTCCCAATATATGGTTCTGCCGTAGCAACCATATTTAATCTTTCATTTAAAAGTTCGGAATCTTTTAGTTCTGAGAAGTGATTGTCATATAAGAAATCATATTGAATGTGCTCACTCATAAGTTCCCAATCTTCTGGAGCAATGATATTTTTAAGAATCAGTTGAGTTCTCAGCATATCGTTAAACATGTTGGAGAATCTTTTTCTCAAACGTCCAACAAATTTTGTGAATTTTAATTCATCTCTTAAAATTTCTGATGAACGTCCAAGATTAAAACCACCTTCTCCATCCATTCTTGATGGTGGAACATTCAGTGAACGATAAAGTTTTTTCTTAAAGTATTCAATATCAGTAATTTCACCAAGATTTTGACCTCCAGGAAGAGTGGAGATTTCAGTTCCTCTGCCACCTTCTCTACGAGGAAGCCAGAAATCTTCAAGCATACTCATATATTTTTTGTCGTCACGAATCTCACCTGTATTTGCATCATATACAAGTTTGTTGCGATAACGCATCATAACATCACGAAGATATTGTTCTGCCTTTACCTTTGGAAGATTACCAACATCAATATAAAAAATTCTACGCTCTGGAGCACGAGATAATCTATAGATAACAAGCGAGTCTTCAATCATACGAAGTTGATTGAGTGACTTGATTGCTTTATGTAAATATGATAGAGTATTTCCTTTATTTCTATCTACTAAACCGGAAGTACAATAAGTTATTGAGTCCTTTGCCATCTTAATCCCTTGGCTAGGTCCAGTAGAATTTATATTTCCTGTTGGTTGATCTCCTTTGGGATTATAAATGAAATACTCTTCAATTTCAGGAAAATCATAATCCATTGGATTATCACTTCCGAATCTTTGAGCGTTGATTGGTAAATTTTTATTATCTTTCTTCCTGTTTTGTCTAATATACCGCATTTTCATTGCGTCAATATAGCGCAATTCTTTAATTCCTTCGTGCGGATTTTTTAAATCAATTACTTTATGATAATAAATTCTTCCATCAATATACCAATTTCTATAAATTTCGTGAGATTTTTTATCAAAATCCAATAGATCCAGAATATATTTAAATTCTTGTCTTATCTTCTTTTTGATTCCATCGCTTGCATTTAGATTATCCAAATCAATTTGAATTGGAGAATCATTAGTATCTGATACAATTGCCTCATTAACAATATCTTCAATTGCACTGTCCACTTCCGGATGAAGTGACATTTCTCGATATCTTTTTATTAATTCAAATTCAGTCCTATATACACCTTCAATATCAACATAAGAACCAAAAAAACCACTGCTCAGGTAATGGTCTACCCCATCCTCATTATTTTGAGGAACTGGAGAGACTGCACCAGGAGACAGTGGTTCAGAATCTTCAATTGAAAAACCAAACAGTTTTGCCATTATGTATTACTACTAATTGATCTTTTACTATTTATTAACTAATTTCTATAGAGGTTGCATCATTTGAATTGTCGGATCCTGTTCCTGCAGTCCAGTATTGAACTTGGAATTCTACCGTATACTCTTCAATAGTGTCTGAACTATCGTATGAGAGATCAATTGCTCCGACACTGGTTGGGAAGATATCATAAAACTTATATGATCTTAATGGTTTGATTCCATCACCATTTGGACTACTGGAGTTGTTTGTAGAATTTATAGTTCCTGCACCTCTACCTAACTGATGAACATATGCATCAGTCATATAAGATGAGGGATTTGTTGCTCCAGTTGCATTATCCAGTTTGCTGATGGTATTCATCCAAAGCTCAAAAGCAGTTCTGAGTTTGAAATCTTCATCATTAATGACTGTTACATTCCAAACATCAAAGGTTCTGTCTCCAGCAACCTTTAGAATTCTTCCTCTAAAAGGAATATCAATTGGAGAAACATTGGATGCTGGAAGAGTTGCTGTTTTGCAGAGAAACTTAAATGTTTCTGCTTCTTGACCAGCACCTGTGCTCCAGAAACTCCGAATTTCTGTAGGAAAATTTGGAATTTCAACTTCAAATAGATTAGGTCTTGCTCCACCGCCAGCAAGTCTTTCTTTAAATCCGGTGATTGTTCTGAGTGTAGACATTTTTTAAACCTCCGTTTGTGATTAATTATCTAATAATCAAACTCTACCTGCTACTTCCTCGAAGGAAACACCAGTTCTAGTAGCAACAAATGTAAGTGTGATATAGTTAATTGATCTTGTTGGTTTTAGGAAAATGTCTGCCCTAAACTCATTATTATCAATTACATCTGGAGTGTTATTTGTTTGATCGCAAATAACCAAGAAGTCATAGACTCCATTCTTAGCTTGAACATCTCTTAGATATGGTTCAACAATATTAACGAAGTTAGCTCTTGTGGTTTGATTGTTCAATTCAAAAAGTTGTGCCTGAGCAGCTCTTTGAAGTGCTTGCTCAACAGTCAAGAATAGACGACGAACGTTAATTCTGTCAAATGCTGATGCATACGAAAGTGCAGTCTTGTCACCAAAGAGAATAATTCCAGTTCCAGGTTGATTAATTACGGAATTGATTCTTTCTTCGTAAAGAAGATCTCTTTGTGCCTTATTTGGATTGTATGCAAGTTTAATTGCGTTATTTAAAACACCTCTTTGTTGTCCAGCAGGAGAGAACCATGGATATGCAGTTACATTTGTTCTTGCCATCAAACCTGCAACGTCTGCGTTGCAAGGAATATAACGGAAGAGGTTATTGAATCTATCATAAGTATACTTATATCCACTATCAAACATTGCATAGGATGAAGAAGAAAGTGGTGAGAAGAAGTCAATTATGTTATTTGTTTGTGTAGCAGTGCTTGTTACATTAACAACAGCACCTCTATATGGAGAAATGACTGCAACACAATCTTTTCTATCTTCGACAATTGAAATTAATTTGTTCGCTTTTGCTTGTGAATCTTCTTTTGACTCTAATCCAGGACCATAAATTAAGTAGTCAACTTCAATTTCATCAGAGTTTGAGAATAGATCATATGCAGCATTTAATGCACCGAGAGTTGCTTTTGCTCCATTTCCGGAATAATCTGCACCAGAAGAAAGTTCAAAGGTTACGTTTCCTATTGCATTAAATACCGTTCCTTGTGCCTCTTGATTCCATCCACCACTTACAGCACCGAGAGGTGTGAAGGATGCAGAAGGAACACCAGAATATGTTGTAAAACCAGTTGCAACAGGAACAACGTTATTCAAAGAATCGGTTGATGTATAGTAATTTGTTCCAGAATAAACATAAT